TAGCGGGCTTCCGGCGTTCGATCCGTCCTATTATGCTGCGGGAGCGGGCACACAGTCAGCAATCAAGCCTACGAGCTGAAGTCAAACTTGCCAAGACCCAATGGGTTCCCGACAACCAGACCGCAGACGGCTTCTACGACGCGAGCAGGACCGCCACCGAAATCGGGCAGCGACTGGACAGCGGCGACGTTTCCGCCGTAACGAACTTCGATCAAGTCCATGTTCAGAACAAGACCTTTGTATGGGGTAACCGTCCATGCGCCACTTGCAATAGTCCCGAGAAACACCGTGGGGTGCAATTTTACAGTGCCAAAGTCACCTTGAAACACATCGACCGACTGAACATACGTTTCAGCCGCAGCGTCGCGTTGGAAGGTCTGCACTTTGGTTGCGCCAGCGCCAAGAACTCCAGCAGTGGAAGTCGTGGTGAGCTGAGTTGTCCCCAGTAGGCTGGTGAATGCACGCTTCAGATCGGTTCCAACGATGGCATCGAACGAGCGGTACTGGCCAGTCTGGTCGTAGATACTCTTGAGCATTCCCTGTACATCCACGTCGGTCAAGTCACTGGATGCACCAGTCAAGATCGAGTTTGAAGGAGTGCGGAACTGTGAAGGAATATCGCCAACTGTTGGCGTTCCTGTTCCGGTGGTGCTAATCCATGTCTGGATCCCTGCCGTAAGGTAAGGAACAGACCCGTTGTCCTGCTGTGCAGTCTGGTTCGAGCAGAGAGTCGTCTCAATCGAACGCTTACACTGAAGGATAGACTTACTGACGTTGTATGCCAGCTCATCACGCACACCGGCCACCTGGGCGATGTCAGTGGAGAGCTTGGATACACGGACAGCAGGCATACGGAACACCTGCGCGTAGTTTGCAAGTTCCGCACGATAGCCCACGTCCCAGTTGGTGTACGAGCTAACGTCCGTGCCGTCAACCGTGCCGCCTACTTGAGGAGCAGGATTGCTATCAGCCTGCCAGCGGAAAAACATATTTCCGGGCTTGCTGCCTTTACGAGCCATAGACGTGAACGGCGTGTCTTTTGCATCGACAAGCGCAATCATGTCCATGAGGTCTTCGCGTTTACCGCGACCGCTAAGATTAGGTTCAGTTAGAAGTGCCATAATACTAAATAAGTTGAGTTAGGTTACTGAGTTAAATTGGGGCTTACACAAACCCCATTGCTTTTACTAGGTCACTCAATCCATCTCTGTTTGAAGTGTCTTTAAGGAAAGACTTTTGAGCACTTTTAGTATCATCCTTGCTTACGCTTGGAGGAGCCTTTAGCGTTGGCTGTGCTGGGGCACGTTTAATTGGCGCTGTGGCAGCAGGCTTAGACTTTCTTTCTGTATAAGCCTTTAACCCCTCTACAACAATGCCAGCTAAATGTTTCCAGTCAGGCCTGCGCTTAATCTCTGGAAAATCTCGAACAAGCGCCATCGCTGCTTGATATTCGTGAGATTCAGGCTTTTTATACCAAGGAAAATCCTGCACAATCATAGGTTCCGTAGCTTGCTGTTGTTGCAAGTATTGATACCTATTAGGAATTTCAAGATCCTTATTCTTGATTGCAAGAGACTTCATGGTTTGAACTTCTTTGGAAGTTATTTCCAAAGTTTCTCCATTTGGCATTTGGATTTCTCCGCCATCTGGATTTTGCTCACACCATACAATGACATTTACAGCTTGTTTAAATTGATTTTCCAGTTCTTGAACTGAAGTAATCTTTTCAAACGAGTTATTAGTGTCTTGCTTTGCAACAGGAAAAGAAGCTTTTGTTGCCTCTAATTCTTGCTGCATTGAAATCAACCGCTGTTCCTGTTCGTGCAATTTTGCCTGTGCGGCCTTTTTCGCAGCAACTAACTTGTTGATACGCTTCTGTACGCCTCGGCTTAAAGAACTTTCCTCAGGCTCACCTTCTTCATCGGTGGACTGATCGGCTTCCCCTTGAGTTTCCACTTCAGAGTCCGTAATTGGCTCTTCGGTTTCTACTTCAGGTTCTGCCTGCTCCTCTTTGGCTGGAGCCGCCTCCTCCTCGTTTAGGAAATTGGACTTAACAAAATCAGCTAGGCTGTGTTCATCAAGTCTTCCGAGGTTATTTGCAACGGGTGTACTGTCTGCCTCCTGACTCCCGGCGTCAGGCTGTGAGTTTGTGTTATTCATGCTATAACGGTAGCAAGCCCTTTATTTAATCAATCCAGTAACGCTGGAAGGCCCGTTAGTGGCTTTATGCCAAATCTTCTTCAGGAGTCAAGCCATTTAATTCTCTTGCTTGTCTCCTTAATTCAATAAGTGCGCTTAAAACTAAATTAATTCCATCAGCTTGCCCTGCTGTATGTATTCTATCTTCTCCTTTGCAGTCTTTACTTATAGCAAGCATCCAATGCTGCTCTTGTAGCTGCTCAATAAGTTGGCAGATTTCTGACCAAATAATGTTTTTCCCTGAAAAGCCAAAGGCGTTCTTTTGATTATCCGTCATATTACTGTTGCGCCTGTTGAGCCACTGGAGTTACGCCAATCCGGCCAATCTGCGCGTTTTGCTGTTGCATAATCGACATTTGCAAGCTCTTAACGTAGTTCTCAAACAGCGCCTTAAAGTTTTCGTCTTGCTGAAGAGCTTGTTGAGCTTTTGGATTAGCCTGTAAAATCTGCTGTGCGTATTGCAACTTAGTCTGTGCCGTAGGATCGTTCTCTTGGTACAGCGCCTCATTACCAAGTAGCATCATACCGATGTCTGTCTGCACATCCTTGAACATTTGCCTACTGGAGTCTTGAGGATTAAGAATAAGATCTTTAGCAACTTCAGGCGCAATAGCCTGAATCATCATTTCAGTAAGCTTGTTCCTATTTAGCACGCCACCTGTGTCCATCTGCGCAACCTTGGTAAGGAAATCAATCTTTTGTGCAATGTATTCTTTATCTAAATCCATTACGTCAAACTTGACCGTAAGATCAAACTCGTTATGGATCTCAGACAGGCTTTGCGGCAACTGTCCACCAGTGATGCGCTGTATTTCAGCAGGCGACATGTACTGACAGCAAAGGCTGAACATCTGCCGGAAGATAGCTCTCCACGTCAGCAACCAAGTGTTTACCAACATCTGTTGAGACAATTGCGTCTTACGAGGATCAACTTGTCCATTAACTGTCCCAAAGTATGCCGCATGACTTGCCTCTACGCGCTGAATTAAATTAAACGCCACGCCAGGCTCGCGGGCTGGCGGATCCATAAATGTGTAGTCTGATGGGCTTACGACAGGTAGCTGGACGCCGGGGCCAACTCGATTGATGGCACCAATTCGTTTGACGACTTTAATGGGAGGAAGAGTCGAGAAGGCAGTATGATCCCGGATGGAATCGTGCTGCGCTTTAACTTCGTCTTGGTCCGTGTGTGCAAGCTCAGGCACGCCGCGAGTATCAGTAATGGCACGGCGAATGCACTCACGACGGAACTCCACAAACGGATACTCTCCGTGCGCGTAATCGAGTCTTTCATGGATAGCGTAAGAGATTTTTTCTTTAGGATGATCTACTGCTGCCTGTGGACAAATAACAGTGTAGTAAATGCACGGAGCTTTGCCGTCTAAGCTCTTGGTGTAGCAGTACACGATCTCAATCATGTTCTGATAGTTCAGTCCGTTATAAACTAGCAGTTCCGTGCTAGGCAGGATGTTTGTGTTATACATCGTGCTGCTTTTGCCAGCCATCTGCACGGCCAACTCTACCCAGTCTGCGTTCCAGCCTTCTGTAGTAATCTTCTCACGAATCTCCACTTCAGACATCCACGTCCGGCGGAAAATTACACGGGCTCGTTGCAAGTCTGCTGTCTCAGGCGGAACAAGAACTTCATCCCAAGGCTTAAGAGCAATAATCTCAGGAAGGTTTTTGCTAACATACTCTTCGTCTTTGGATGTTGCGCCAGTTTCGGCCAATTCCTTGACCATTCGTTTTGCGTCAGTGGCAGTTAAATCTGGAATAGTTGCCTCAAGAATAGCCGCAGCTTCATCAGACTTTTGCATGATCAAGTCTGGCAACTGCATGAGCGTTGGACTTTGCGACTGCTGCGCTAAAGCCACAATCTCATCCATTGTCACCGGCTGATCTCGCTTGCTGATGTTCTGTCTCCAACCAATAAAGAAGGCAGACCAGCCGTACTGAAAAGCGTACTGGGCGCCAAGTTCAGCTTCACGGCGAAGCTCTAGCGGCATCTTGCTATCGCGAATCCAATGAAGCAACGTAGTAGCAATGCCACTAATTGACATGTCTGTCATTTCTACTTCACTTGTGCGAATCGTGGCTCGCTCAAACGCAGTCACCATCAGCGCAGATAACTCGTTGCAGGTAGAGTCGATCAACCGATTGCGAACGTCGCTGGCTCCCTCAAAGGGCCAAGCCGGATCACCTTCGTTACGCAAATTACTATGCTTTTTCCCGTCATCACTCTGACCAGCCCACCGAGCAAAACGCACATCATCGAACTTCGTCGTCAGGTTGCCCTGCGTCGAATTAATCATTGCACGATTGTACTCACTCAACAGATCCCCAACGTCAGGGACGGCTGTTGCAATAGCTAAAGGATCTGAAGAAGCTGAATACATAGACAATTAAACTTTTAATAGGAACCGCACTTAGCCATTTGCTTAACTTGCTTTTCCCATTGTTCGCCTCCAAAATATTGTGGCTGCATTACCACCATATACCCTAAGGCGTCAATTGGATCTTTACTAGCACCTTTTTGTCCGTCTTGTCCAGACCATTCCTTTAAACTGTATATTAAGTTCTGACAAGACTCGTGAACCATTAATTTAGGATGGTTTACACCCATTACCATTGGATTTTCTTTATTCCATGACAAAAGATCATTGATAATCATCACTCGCTCCTCAATTGGTAAAGCCGCTGAAGGTGTAAACATAAGCGGATTATCAGCCTGATAAAGCAAGTCTAGCACTGTAACGCCGCCATCCTTAGTAATCGTCTCGGTGCCAGCGGTCCGAGGATCAATCCAGCGGTCTACGATCATCTCGCGCTTGTCTCCGGCAGTCTCAAGGCTCCAGATAAGCTCAGTGTACTCGTTCACTCCACGGCCAGCACCCGCCTTCTGTGCCGGGCCAGCTCGTCCGTCAGCCTTGTCACTAGGAAGCGCCCACTCGCCGTAGCTTTGGTCCGGCCACTCACGGTAGACCCATAGTATACCGTGCTTATCTACTCTACCCCAGAGCATAAACCAGTTGCGGGCTCCGGCAGGATCAACCGCCATATAGTTACTTCCGTCAGGAATAACCTCTTCCGCGTCACCTTTCCACAGGTTATGGTCACCAAACATGGGGAATTCGGAACCAGCCGTCTGGTCTGCCCAACCATAAGCGCGAATCTTAATGTCATGGCTGGAACGGCCAGACAGCTCCTGCTTCATGCGCTCCCAGTTGTTATACGGGTTTAATTCGGTATGATACCAAATGCAGGCATGTCTACCATACAAGTTCTCCGCTTGGTAGGGCATTTCGCCTTTTGGGACCGTTAAAACATTGTTATTGGGTAACAATGGAGATTTGCGGGTAGCCGTCACCTTGGCACTGTTGATGTATTCCTTCACGACCTGGGTGTATCCTTGCACCGGCGTAAAGGTGACGATCAGCTTACCGGACCGGGTAACCAGACGGTAGCGCAGGGTGTCGAGCCAGTTCTGCGGGACAAGTTCATCGCACCAGACGTAGTCCACTTCGCCACCTTCGACGACCTTGATGTCCTGGGCGTAGTTAAGGAACCAGATCTGGTTACCCATGTACACCGCCGTATTGTCGCTAAACCCGTTCTTCTGGCTAAAGCTAATCTGCGTATGGTTGGTGCGCTTGATATTGCGAATCTCCGGCGGCAGGTACTTGTAGAAGACGTTCTGCTGGGCAGACACACTGGTCATGTGGTTAGTGTGAAAGCACCAGATACGGACGTTGCGCTTGTTGTAGCGTTCTTTTACCCAGGACGGCGCTTGGCCGTTGAGATCTGTCCCCACAAAAGCCTGCGCCATACGTTTGGCTGCGTACTCAGTCTTGCCTGACCGGTTCCCACCAAGGACGACAATCTCGTTAAAGCGATCGAGCAGCTTATCCGCATCGGGCCAGTGCGGCAGCTCGTGGCCATAGCGCATAGGATCGTTCTGCTCAGCCTTAATCTTGTTCTCCCGCATGAGAAACAGATCAAGCACCTTCTCCGGGCCAATGTTTTCGATCATTTCCAACCGCTGCCGCTTATTAGGCGCTGGCAACGTCGGATGTTCCTCCAGCTTATAGGCTAAAACTTTCTCGATAATTTCCTGTTTTTCTTCATTCATAGTGTTGACTTTCCCTGAAGATGCTCTAGATTCTCAGTGTCGTCAAATAACGACCGTGTACCTTCTGCGCAACCTGAAACACTGGACGCACGAGCGACTAAATGGTTCCAGCTATTCCTCTTGAGCTGGATTAAACATCTGCTTCGGTCTCAAAGTTGCAGAGTGCTGACAGTCACGCCTACGAGAAGGGCAAGAGTTTCCCGAACGGGTAGCCATCACTCATGACTGTAATTGCGAAACGAA